GCCGCTGCCCTCACACACGGGGCAGATTTTCCATTCGCTGTCGTTCGGGCTGTTCCGGTCGCCTAAAAAACCGCCCTGACCATGACAGTATTCGCAAGTATATCCTCGGCTCTCAATCCGTTCTTCCTTGCTGCCGTAAACTGGTGGCGTCAGCCATATCATTCGATGCTTACTGCTCATTGTTTCTCGCGTTTATATGTTACTTTCTCATAAGTGTGCCACTGGATAATCCGTGCCGCAAACATCAGGTCGGTAGTTTCCAGCACCACACAACCTTTGTTCTTCTGGCTGCGGTGTGCCGTCAGGTCACATTGCCAGTTACCCTCCAGCCATTCGTTCATCACGCTCTCCGCCTGGATCTTCTTCAGCAGGATGTATATCGTGTCACCATGCCGGTAGTCGTTCATGTCCTTACTCATTGCTTCTTGTCGTTATTGGTCCAATATTCTTCAGCTCGCTCCGCCCAGATGGTGTAGTAGCCCTTGTCCCCGAAATATCGCCCCTTCGATATGGCTCTATATCCCTCCACCCATATCTTCAGCGAGGCATCAAACATCACGCTCACCGCTGTACGCCCCTTTGGGCGTGTGCCCTCGGCCTGGCTGATGATGACGAGCAGCTTGTTGGGATACCGGGCCTTGAAAGCCAGATAGTCCTCAAAGCTCATGCCCGTATATTGGTAGGAGTCTATCACCACCGTGTCGGGGCTTTTCCTTTTCGACAGCCGCTTGTCAAGGTCCTCCATGCTCTCGGCATCCAGCAGCACCATTCGGCGTGCCACGTCCTGCATCCCGGCTCGTATAAAGGCGTTCTTCATCGTCAGGCTCGAACCTTCCTCCAGACTGTCATAAGCCACTCGCCCGAATCGGCATAGCTCCTTGCACAGCTTCAGCACGAAACTCGTCTTGCCGCTTCCGCTTCGACCCCACACGAACCACACTCCGTTCCGCTCAGGCTCGCCAAACGCCTCGCGCCACTCGTCGCTCAGCTTGTAGGTCTGCTTCTTCATCGCAAGCAGCTCGCTCACGCTTATCGCTCTTTTCATATCGTTTGAATGTTATTTGAACACCGTTCAAGCGTCCATCTGCTTCACTCTGTGTACACCTTTCTTCACCCTCCGCAGGTCGAAGTCATACTGCTCAGCGTCCTTCACCACCTCAGCTATCTTCTTGCGGTCGGTCAGTCCGTTCGCCACGCAGATCGCATAAACGTCGTTCGGACTTGTCTGCTCCAGCTCGAAGAACTTGCGTCCTATCCTGGAGTGTATCTCGTTATAGCCTTTCTTGTCATAACGCAGTCCCATCTTCATCCTGCGCTTGATATAAGAGGTCGAGAAGAACACGATGCCGCATTTGTCCTCAAGCCTGTTATACAGGTCTATGAAGTAGTGGAACACCCTTTCCGTCAGCTTGTCAGCTTCATCGAACAGCAGCACCGGGTTCTCCGTCTGTATCAGCGCGCCGATGATCGCGTCAAGCATGTCTCTTATCGTCATGCCGTCAGTCCTCAAGCCTATCTTCTTCGCAATGTCGCGGATAAAGTCGCTGCGCTTCATGTCTTCCGAGCACAGAACGTAGTAGGCACCGCTGTGCTCACGCTCGTAAAGCCGCGCTGCCGTGGTCTTGCCGCATCCGGCTTCGCCCACCACCCAGGTCACGTTCTTCCATTCCTGGGCGTCAGTCATCGCATAGGCCATCTCCTTTGCTGCCGTGGTCTCCACCATCTGCCAGGCACCAGGGGTGGCGGTTCCCACCTGAGAGGCTATCTTTCGCCACATGTCGTCGCTGATGTTCTCCCACTTGCCGCTCAGCACCGAGCTTACCGTGCCCGCACTCGTTCCGTCCAGACTGGCTGCTGCCTTGTTTTGGCTCGGATATTTCATCACATAGAGGCGCAGGGCCTCGCGTATCTGTTCTTTCTGTTTCTCGTTCATATCGTTTGTTTTTATTGATTCTACAGTTTTGATGCAATCTTCTTCTCCATCGGAAGCGGTATTCTCGGCGTGTCGCCATCATCACCGCCCTCCATCACGTCCAGCCAGTCGTCAAGGCTCAGCGATTTCGTGTGTCTTCCCAGCTGGTACTGCTCAGGCGGCTGCGAGTAACGCTCCATGCGGTGGTCTATCTGCCGCTGCACGGCTGCCGTCGTGCCCTTCAGCTTCGGACTGTGCAGACCCTGCTGCTCCGCGTCCGTGCCATGCTCGGCGGCTATCGTCCGGCCGGCCACAGTCCGCTCTATGCGGTCCTGAAGGTTGGCTTCCTGCTCCTGACGGATAAACTTCGCATCGTCCGTCCCCTGCTGGTCTTGCAGGGCGCGGTGTATCAGTATGTAGGGTTCTGCCGTCCGCTCAAAGCGCAGCGAACCGTCTGTACCTTTTGTATAGAGTCTGATGCTTGCAAAGTCGTAAGGGTCGTAAGCCACAATGAAACGCTCGTAGGTGTGCTTCCTTCGCCACTCGTGGTCGGGTACGCCGGGCGATGAGCACACTTCGTACTGCCGCTTCTCGCCCTTCACCGTCACCTGCAGTCCCTGGTCCGTGAACGTCGCCATGCGTTTCGTAAACACCCAGAACATGTCCACCATGTCGTGCAGCGTCACTTCCTGGGTCTCCTCGTTCACGCTCTTCTCATACATGTCTATCCTACGCTCGCCGGTGGCAGGGTGCACACCCTCGTTCCATTCCTTACGGGCTGCGGCATAGGCATCTTTCAGCTCCTCCAGAGTGTACAGACTGTCCTTGTTGGCTTCGATAAACTCAACGTTCGGGCGGCTCGACGCCTTCTTCGCCGTCACGTTCTGACCCGTGAAGCGCCAGTCCTTGTGCAGCACCTGAGCCTGAAACCGGCCGAACACGCTCTCTATCGTCTTCGACTCGCCGTTGTAGGGCTGTGTCGGTCTGTGTACGCGGCAAATCTTCCCGATAAAACCATCCGAGTCCAGCTTCTTGTGGCCGCCCTGATTGTCATAAACAATCTCATAAGGCTTGTGTCCGCTCTTCTGGATTGCCATGCGGTAGGCGTGGTATTGGGCCTCATAGTCCTCTGTATCGCTGATGCAGTAGCCCAGAAGCACCTCGCTCATTGCGTCGATCACTTCATACACCTGGGTCGTCCGCACCTTGCCCTGCTCGTCCCTATAGTAAAGGTTCAGCTTCGCGCCGTCACCATACCATAGCGTGTCCCTGCGGGTCGGAAGTGCCGTCTTGTGCTTTCTGCCGTAACGCTGACGGGCTGCCTGCTCGCCATATACGGCATCATACCATAAAGGCTCAACCGACGGGCTGTTCAGCCATTTCTTCATACCGCTTAGGCTTCTTATAGGCTTCCAGCCTCTTTCCTCGGCTATCTCGTTTGCCTTCTCAAACAGCTGCGCGTCGGTGTACACCGGCACCTTGCTGCGCTTCAAAGCCACAATCAGTTTCAGAAAGTCACCGGTTATCTTCAATGCCGACGAGTTGCCCAGCTTGCCGCTCACCACGCTCTGGTAGCCATCGGCCTTCCATGCCTTCAGTCGCGTCTTCAGTCGCGCCAATGTGCCCGGGAGCGTGTGGCCGTAGCTCTCGCGCATACGTTCCGAACTGTCAAGTATCAAGTCCCACGCACCCGACATCGGAGCGTTCAAGCTGCTGCGGATGGCCTGGCGTCTCGCAGCCATCTTCTCCAGCTCGCCAAGCACCGAGGCGTTGATGGTATATTCCTCTATCATCTTCTCCGTCAGGTGGCGCTCCTGCCCGTCCTTGTCCATATAGGTGTAGGCTTCGTAATACTCACGCGCCTTCGCATCTATCTTTATGCTTGCCTTCGTCATAGCCTCTCGCATCTTTTCTTCTGGGTCGCCGTATGTCGTCACAAACCGCCGTCTGTACTTCTCCGGAATACTGCTCCACACATACAGTGCCTGAGTCCCCTCGCCGCCGCCACGCCTCGCACAAGCAATGTTGCTCCTGCATACGTTCTGACGCAAGGTGCTCGCCTTCATCACCGGCTCAACACCACCGGTCAGCTCGGCAAACGTCACGCACAATATCTTGTTGTAGTACTCCATTTCCTTTTATCTTTGTTTTCCTTCTTGCGGTTCTCTCCTTACATAGTGGCGCAGCACATGGCTTCCACCTTCTCCTGCACGGTCTTGATGTCTGTCAGCAGGGCGTGCTCGATGCGTTCCACCACGTCGCCTTTCTCGTCCTTCAACTCCAGTACGCCCGTGTTCTTGTCGCCTTCCCACATCCAGCCGTTCTCGAAGTGCTGGCGCATCATGTTGTCTGCGTCATGCACCACCTCGCTCGCAGGAGCCGTCACCAACTCAAAACCGCCACGCTGAACAGCAAGGCTGCGTATCTTCTTTGCCAAGTCGCTCTGACCCTTCACCGGGTGAAAGTTCAATGCGTAGCTCACCATCTCCTTCGTCACACCGAAGGCCTTTGCCAAAAACTCCCGCTGGGAGCGGGTTACTGTTATCACTCTTTTCATTGTCCTCTGTTTTTAGTTCGTTATTACTTTTGTTCGTGGAGTGTAGGGGAGTCGAACCCCACATGGCTATCCAGCGCATGGCAAACCTGCCACTCCTGCGGTCTTTCCCGCCGTCATCCGAGGCCGCCCCTGCCGACTATCCAGTGCGGCGGCTGACTATCCAGTGCAGCCTTTGGGACTTCCGTGTTATCCTTCAATCTTCTTACCCTCGGCTATTACCGTCTGAACTGCACTGAAGAACTGTATCATCTTCTGTTTCGCCTTCAGCTCCAGTCCGTATGCCATGTTGCTCATCTTGCCTGTGCTCTGACGCTCCAAATCACCATACACCAGGTCGTCTGTCAGGTGTTCTATATTGTGGCGCAAAGACTCCTCAAGTGCCGCAAGACCAAGTCCCTTGGCCGTCTCATACACAGGCTCCAGTATCGTCTTTGCGGCCATTGCTTCATACAGATCGTCGGCGTGCCAGCGGAAAAACTCTGCATAGTCATTCACCATGTCCTCTTTCCAACTTTCAATGTCACCCGTCAGGTGGTTCAACTTCTTGCGCATTCTGTTCATCGCCGCATTCAATGCAAATTCCTTATCGTTCATATTCTTTAATTGCTAAAATTCGTTATTCTCGGCCTTTTTCACTATCTTTGGCCGCGCGTTTATTCTTAAACACGCTGCAAAGATAAACAAGATTTCTCGACTATGCAAGAAAAACGACAAGAAAAATCGCCCATAAAGCAAAATATCTTGCTCTATCTGGCTCAAAAAGGGGTTTCTCCCTATGAATTTTATAAGGAATCGGGTGTTACCCGCGGTATATTACAGCAAAACAATGGTATAAGCGAAGATAATATTGCAAGATTTCTCGCCTATGCCCCGGATGTTAGTGTCGAATGGTTAATTACCGGCAGAGGAGAGATGCTCTCAACTATGCAAGAAAAAAAACAAGGAAGACCAGATTCGGAAGATAAACTGCCTAAAGTTTCATATAACCCAGTCATAGGCAAGCCTTATTATGATGTAGACTTCTTAGGTGGGTTCAATGAGATTGTCAATTCTCAAGTAACTATTCCGACCAACGACATCGTGATACAAGGATTTGAGAAGGCAGACTTCTGGTGTAATGTCACTGGACACTCTATGGAGCCCAAAATTAACCATGGTGACATTATTGCCCTCCATAAATGCACCCTGGAGGACATTCAATATGGGGAAATCTACGCTGTCGTACTTGATACATTACGCACCATCAAGATACTCCGTCGGTCGTCAGATCCAAAGAAGCTGCGTTTCGTCCCTATCAATACAACAGACTATGACGAGCAAGAATACCCCGTAGAACGCATCATGAACGTATTTGAGGTTATTGGAAGCATCTCCAAGTTCTTCTAATACGATACGTATACCACTCCAACCCCATCCGAACCCCGTTTGGAGTGGTGCCCCATCTTTTGACACACACCACACGCATCACGCACACGCTCCACACCGCAAAACGTGTCGCGCACGCACATACATAGGTATAATAGGGTAGCAAAGCAGCCAAAACCACGAT